ATGGGGGCTCAAAATCATCAGGCTCTAAAAGGGCGGCAGTGCCAGTGAGGTTTTTGTAAAGAGATTGATCAAAAGCCTGACTAGCATTGCCATCTGACAGAAGGAGGCGTGTATCTTCCTGTAGGGTGTACACTACGGGCACATCCTCTTCCAATGACTGTTCCAGTGATGGTTGGCTGAAAGTGACCTTCCAGCGAAGCTTCACTGAGATAGATGCATCGGCTGAGGGTGGGGAGATTACAGCAATGACAAACCTACCGGGCGAGGAAAACCTGGGCTCGGATGGGTCATAACTTGTGTACATCCGCTGCGGGGGAAGGGCTCCACGAATGGAGAGGGACTTCCACCACGAGCAAGAACTAGAGCCAGTATGCGCTGTGACCCATCTGTCAGCCCCGCTATTCGGGGGGGTGTCAGTTGGGTCGGGTATAAAGGCTGCTACGAACTCGCCAGACACGATTGAAGAAGCAGTGGCATTGACGATGAATTCCAAGTCATGATACTGAAGACGTTGCCACCCAGCTGAAATAGTTTTCATTCGAGGGGCAATGTCTGGAGTGACAAGGATGTCAGCCACTACTGATCCCGCCACAGCTGTGGTGGGGACAATCGTGGACATCAGCAGATCTAGGGAAGAGTCGACGCGACCCCCTGTGGGCCTATTTACCATTGACTGGTACTGATTGGCTCCCACTAGGGATATTTGCGACCTTGGGTTTCGCTGCATTCCGTTTGCGTTTTGGCCGCCGCGCCTTCTTCGCCTTTGAGGCTTGGGGCGTGGCTGGTTTTGTTGCTGCTTGCGTTGTTGGGGCATCATTAACACGGGTGTCTTTATTGACTGGTTGCGCGAGAAAGGAACTACTTGCACATTTCCCTGACGAGTTCTTCGACGTGTTGTTCGAGGAAGTCGGCATCTGGGTTTCCACGGAGCACTTGGCACTTGACGTAGTGCTTGCGCTTGTTGATGGCTTGGACGCAGAGCTGCACGATGTTGTCGTGCAGTCGCTTTTCCCAGGCACTACAGGCAGCGCGGAGTTGCTCGGTGTTGTCGATGCTATGGGTGTCGGGGGTGGCATTTGAAGTTCCACAGCGGGCGATGGCTTGTCTGATTGATTCAGAAGGCATTCTTGCTTGATTGTGTCACTAAGACTGACTGGCGTGGGCCCTACGGTACGGTCACCGACGATGGATGCGAGTTTATGTTTCACGGCATGTCCATTCTCCAGTATGCCCTCGGGTAATTCCGCGAGGGTGTTGGCCGCTTCGATAGCTGCCTCTATGTCCATGACCTCATCACTGTTTAGGTTCATAAGGTCACAGAACAATCGGAGGCATTCGTCAGGTGAGTCCTGAGGCCACGCATTTGTCATCTTGAACTCCTCCTCCTTTGTCATCTTCCTATAATCGTTGTCCGGTGTGAAAGATACTACTTTTGCACACCATTTTCCGATCACGGGCGTGATGGCATCAGTCACTAGATAGCCAGCTGCCTTGTTAGAGGCAGCTAAAGCATCAGTGACTGACTCGGGAGCTGAGGATAGATGAAGTTTCTGGAGAGTACGCATAGGGTCTTGAATGGAAGTGGTGCCGGCTGAAGGGTCAGAGAACCACCTACCGCAGTAGGGGACATCTCCGCCAGGCAGTGTCTCAAGCGACTTGAGCACTAATCCTAAATCAGCTGAAACCTCTTCGAAGGCCTCGGTGAGGTA